AAGCGGGCCGAGGCCCGGGCACGGCTGCGGGTTTTCTCGGCGTACGAAAACGCCCGCTCGACCCGGCTGAACAAGACGCGCACGTCGCGCGGGGGCACGGCCGACCGACACATGACGGCCACCACCCTTTACAACCTCCGTGAGGCGTGCCGCGATCTGGACCGGAACAATACGCTGGCCAAGGGGCTGCTCTCAACCGACGTCGACAACGTCATCGCGGCCGGGCACACCCCCGAGGCACAGACCGACGACAACAAGTGGAACGATCTCGCCGAGGACTGGTTCACACAGGTTTGGGCGACCGACATCGCCGACGTCACCGGCCGGCAGGACTTTTTCGAGATGCAGCGTACTGCGTATCGATCTGTCCGCCGCGACGGCGATGTCGGCTTCATCCTCGCCGACGGCAGCCTCCAGCCCACCGAGGCCGACCGTATCGCGTCGCCGAAGGACAGACAGCAGCCGCCAATCATCAACGGCGTGGAGGTCAACAAGATCGGTCGGCCCATCGCCTACCACATTTCCGAGAAGCAGCCGACGAGTTCGTACGTCTCGAAGGCGAGACGCATCCCGGCCTGCGACTTCATCCACGTCTTTCGCCCAGGCCGATTCAGTCAGACACGCGGCGTTCCGGTCATGGCGCCCGTCATCGACGACCTGGACCGTCTCGACGACACCGTTGAGGCCGTCATCATCGCGCACCAGATGGCGGCGTGTTTCGGCCTTGCCCGCAAATTCCAGGAGGGATACGGCGAGCCGACCGGCACGACGGAAAAGAACCCGAACACCGGCGACGACGAATTGGTCAATGAGTACGAGCCGGGCATGGAGGCCTGGCTGCAAACCGGTGAAGACCTCATCTAGATCAAACCCGAGCAACCGGGCCAACAGTTTGACACGGTCATCGAAACCCTCGCGCGCTTTTGCGGACGGCACATGGGTTACCCGCTCGAGCTCGTCATGCTCAACTTCTCGCACTCGAACTTCTCGAACACGCGCGCCGCTCTTCAGCAGGCCTATCGCACCTTTGAATGCCTTCAGAAATGGTGGGCGCGCGCCTTCCTCCGCCGCGTCTGGCGCTACGCGATTTACTGGGGCATAAAACACGGCCACCTCCCGCGCAACGACCAAGCCTGGCGGCACAAGTGGCAGCCGCCCGGATGGGTCTGGGTCGATCCGCTCAAGGACGCGCAGGCCATGTTGATGCTCATGCGCGCCGATATTTTGACCCGCGAGCACGTCTGCGCAAAGTACGGGCAGAAGGGGTCCGACGTCCTCCAGAAACGCCTGCGCGAGCTTCAGGAGGAGCGCAAGCTCGATCCTTACCGCCCGCAGAAGCCCGACAAGGCCAAGAAGGAGGCGCCGCCCGATGATGCCTGACCCAACTGGCTACGCCCATCACATCGCCGGCCGCGAGTGGCTTATGGCGCGCCGGAGCCTTGAATCCCTTGCGCGCATGATGTCGGGAATCGACGCGCTGCCCGAAAGGCCCAAGGCGGAAGCCGTACCGGGAAGCGCCGGCGATGCGCGGAAAAAGCCCTACGCCGTCGCGGACGGAACGGCCGTCATCTACGTCATGGGCATTATCACGCCCGAGCCGAGCTTCTATGAGTTGTTCGGCCTCACGGCCACAAGCCCTTTCCGCGTACAGGCGCAAGTTGTGGAGGCCCTGGAGGACGCGGACGTGTCGGCAATTCTCCTGGCGATCGACAGCCCCGGCGGCGAGACCGCAGGGGTGAAAGACCTGGCCGACACAATCTACGCGGGACGCGCGACGAAGCCGATTCACGCCTATGCGATTGATCAAGCCGACAGCGCCGCTTACTGGATCGGATCGCAGGCCGGAGAGTTTTCCGCCAATGCCATCGCGCGGGTCGGGAGCATCGGCGTCTACACCGTCCTTTACGACATGAGCAAGGCTGCCGAGGAAGCCGGCATCCGCGTCTTGGTCATCCGATCCGGCCCGCACAAGGGTACGGGTGTTCAAGGCGCAAAAATCTCCGATGCGGAGATCGAACCATATCAAGAGGCCATCGACGACATGACGACCGTCTTTGTCGCCGACGTTGCCAGGGGCCGGGTTGCCAATCCGTCCGCCGTCCGCGCCCTGGCCACCGGCCGCGACTGGCTCGGACCGCGCGCGGTCAGCATCGGGCTGATCGACCGCGTTTTAACATTCGACGGCGCGCTTGAGCGCGTCGCGTCCGTCTCAGCACAAGGAGTTTGAGGATGCCGGAAGAAAACATTTTCGATATGTCCGCTGAGGCCTTCGAGGAAAAGCACCCCGAAGACGTCAAGCGGTGGAAAACGCAGGCCGCCGAGAAGGCCACGGCAGTGGCCGCCGACGCCGAGCGTCAACGGTTCGCCGCCCTGGAGACCGGGTTCCCGGACCATCCGAAGTTCGTGGGCGAACAGTTCAAGGCTGGCAGCACGGTCGATGAGGCAAAGCTCGCTTTCAACGCCGTCCTGACGGCCGAACTCACTGCCGAGCGGAAGGCGCGCTTGCAGGCAGAGGAAACGGCCAAGGCCGCGCAGAACGCCGTCGACTTCCAGGCCTCCGACACGGAGAAGACCCCGGAGGAATTGGAGAAGGCAACGGCCGGTGAGCCGAAGACCTTCATGGCGGCGATCAAGGCATACCGAGCCGAGCACAAGGACGTTTCGGCGGCCGACGCCATACGCGCGTGCTCGGTGGCGTACCCGGATCTCTACGCCAAGCAGCGCAGAGGGGAGGTCTGAGCGACGATGCTCGATGCGGCCTTCGTTTACGCCAAACCCCAGTTTACCAGCACCGGCCTCAGCAACAACAACCGCCAGTGTGTGCGGGTGTTGCGCAAGGCCGGGTTCGGCGCGGAGACGCTAACGCTCGACGAGGTTGGCGATTGGACGGAGTTCATTCTGAAGCGCCGTCCCCGCCTCATTGTCTTTGGGGCGTTGTGTATTCCGCCGGAGCGGCTGGGCGAACTGGCGGCGGCGCATGCGGAGACCGCCTTCGTCGTACGGATTCACAGCAACCTGCCCTGGCTATTCCAAGCCACGGCCGAGTTCCCCGGAGCAATGGCCGTGCTTCATCTCGCACGGGAGCGCCACAACGTCTTCTACAGTGTTGTGAATCCGGACGAGGCCACCCGTTGGCAGGCGGCCGGTTTGCCGGTCGTCGCCCTGCCGAATGTCTACGGCGGCGAGATCGCCTCGACGCCCAGGGCGTTCGACGGGCCGCATCCTTACGTCCATCTCTCGGCCATCTTCGCCTTGCGTATCTTGAAGCACCCGGCCGGCAACGTGCTGGCCGCGGCGACGCTCAATCGCGAGGTGTCCGTCAAACTCTACGTTCAGACCGGGCGCTCGGACTCGCCGAAGTACGTCCAGCAGATATGCCTGTTGGCCAATGCCTGCGAGATGCTCATGCCGTGCGAACCGTATCGCCGGCACGACCAGTTTATCGAATGGCTGGGCGACACCATCGACGTCGGCTTGCAGCTCAGTGCGACCGAGTCGTTCAACTATGTTGCGATGGAGCACATGGCCCTTGGCATCCCCGTGGTCGCCAGCCGTGCCGTCGGCTTCTGCCCGTGGCAGGTGGACTATGAGGATTCTCGCGCAGCCGCCCAAACGGCTTACAACATTCTCGGCGACTATCAGACCTGCTCCCACATGGCGCTGGCTGCTGCCCGCCAAGTGGCCGCGAAGAATGAGGAAATTTTCCTCGAAAACATCCGCCTTCTTTTAGACCGTAAGGAGTTCTGACATGGCAACCCAGTCCGAAAGCCCCTTCAACCGGCTCGCAGCCGCAGCGCTTTCCGTCTTCCGCCTGGTGAAGCTGTCCGGCGCCAGCGTCGTGCCCAACACGGCCACGGCGACCGACGAGCCGATCGGCGTGACGCAGGCCGCCTACGCCGATGCCGCCACGGCCGCGTTGCGCGACATCAAGCACGGCGGCACGCACAAGGTCACCGCTGCCGGCGCTATCAGCGCTGGCGCGAAGATCTATGCCGCTGCCGACGGCAAGGTGCAGGCGCTGCCTGTGGGCGCTGGCACGTACCGCGAAGTTGGTCGCGCGCTCGAGGCCGCCACGGCGGACGGCGACATCATCGAGGCGCATCTGAAGGATTCCGGGGAGACCGACGTCGTCTCCGGCTCGTAACGACATCTTGACCCGCCGCGCCCCTGGCCAGGGGCAAAGGCCGCCTCCCTGTAGGCGGCCCGGCGGTTGGCACTGACAGGGCAGTGTATCCCGCCCCGCATACGCGGGGGGATAGCGCTGCCTTTTTCATTGGCGATAGGCACAAGGAGAACGAAATGCCCAGACCGACAAGCGCGACCACCGTGGTTCGTCCCGATCTGCAGGAGGCCCTCTTCGAGCACGTCGAGGCGCTGTTCATCGGGACGAGCCTCTTTCCCGTCTTTCCGTCCATCCAGAAGTCCGGCGGCTATCCCGTCATCCCGGCGGAGTCCCTGCTGAAGCTGCAGGGCAGCCTCAAGAGGGCCCCCCGGGCGGCCTATGCCCGCGGCGACTGGGAGTTCGAGCGCGGGACGTTCGCCTGCGAGGAGTATGGCTTTGAGGAGCCGGTCGACGACGCCGAGGCGGCCGCCTATGCGCAGTACTTCGACGCCGAGATGGTGAGCGGCGAGATCGCCCGCAACACCCTGCTCCGCACGCAGGAGAAGCGCATCCTGGACATTCTCCAGGACACCGGGACGTTCACCCCGACCGCCATCACGAACGAATGGGACGACGCAGCGAACGCGACGCCCATCGACGACGTGAACGCGCGGAAGCTGGCGATCTACAACGCCACCGGCGTCAAGCCGAACGCGATGGTGATTGCCTATTCGACCTTCCTCAACCTGGGCGTCTGCGACCAGATCGTCGACCGCATCAAGTACACCAACCCCGGCGTCCAGCGCGGCGAGATCCCCGCTGCCCTGTTGGCTCTGGCGTTCGGCCTCGAGGACGTTCTCGTGGCGGACCAGATCTACGACTCGGCCGCCGAAGGACAAGAGACGAGCATCAACACGCTCTGGTCGAACGAGTACGCCATGGTCTGCCGGATTGCCCGGAACGCGCGGAACCTCCGTGAGCCGTGCATCGGCCGTACCTTCCTCTGGACGGAAGACTCGCCGGATAACGCAATGGTCGAATCGTATCGCGACAACTCGCGCCGCAGCGACATTATCCGCGTGCGTCAGCACACCGACGAAGTGATGGTGATGACCGCCTGCGCAAACCTGCTCAGCAACATCACCACATAAGCCGTCGTCAACAGGGCCTCGGCCGGGATCCCCTTCCCCCGGCCGGGGCCTGCCTCCGGAGGCCGCATGGGACTGCAGGAGCAGATCGCGGCGGACGTTCGCAACGTCCTCCTCAACACCGACGAGTTCGGCGAGAGCGTGACGCACACGCCGCTCGCCGGCGGCG